CAATACGCTTAGAAATATCGCCAAGCAACTGCTGAACATCGGTGTCAATTTTGCATTGTTTGGAACAGCATCTGGAACGGGAGTGGGCGGGGGCTTGCTTGGTGGACTGTTTAGGGCAGATGGTGGTCCTGTTAAGGGCAACAGCCCTTACATCGTTGGCGAAAGAGGGCCGGAGCTGTTTGTACCGCGATCCAGCGGAACAGTCGTTCCAAACCACGCAATGGGCGGCGCTACTGTAAACGTGGCTGTTGATGCTTCTGGATCGTCTGTTGAAGGGAACGCTGATCAAGCTGGGCAACTCGGCAAAGCTATCGGTGTTGCGGTACAACAAGAACTGATCAAGCAAAAACGTCCTGGAGGATTGCTTGCTAGCTAATGGCTGACTTCCCTGATTTTGACCCCGCACCGGGTCTAACTAAATCCAGCGCACCAATTACTAGAACGGTGCGTTTCGGAGACGGATTTGAAAAACGCCTTAGCTATGGCCTGAATCAAAATCCCAAGATTTTCAACCTGACCTTTAATGTGTCTGAGTCTGAATCAGACACGATTGAAGCATTCTTGGATGCACGCGCTGCTGACGCAGATTCGTTTACCTATACAGCGCCTGGCGAGTCAAGTGCATCTAAGTTTGTCTGTGAAGAATGGAGCAAGTCAATTCCATTTCATAATCGTGCCACGATTCAAGCAACCTTTCGTCAAGTCTTTGAACCGTAATGGCAGTAGCAGTTTGGTCTGGCAGCACTGCATTTTCAGTTGGCGACATCAGACGCGCCAGTGATTCGCAGCCGTCTGGCCTGTTTTTTCGATGCACAACAGCTGGCAACTCAGCCAGTGCAGAGCCAAACTGGCCTAACAATGTTGGCGACACCGTTACAGACGGAACCTGTGTATGGACTGGTATTGCCTCTGCATTTGAAGAGTTAGCCAAGATCAATCCAAGCGCAATCATTGAGCTATTTGAGTTGAGGTTGGACTCGGCACTTCACGGCAGTAACGACATTTATCGTTGGCACGCAGGCACCAATGCTGATGTGACGGGCAACATCGTGTTTGGTGGTCAGACTTATGAACGGATTCCGGTCAAGGCGGATGGATTTGAGTACACAAACACTGGTACGTTGCCGCGTCCTACGTTGACCGTCAGCAATTTAGGCAGTGAAATCACGTCGATTTTGCTAGTTGTAAACCAAACTACTAGAGGTAATGACCTCGGTGGAGCGGAAGTGCGCCGAATCCGAACGCTAAAAAAATATCTTGACGGAGAAAGCGCAGCTGACCCTAACGTTCAATTTCCGCAGGAACGATGGTTTATCGACCGAAAAGCGAGCGAAACACGGGATAGTGTGTCGTTCGAGCTTGCAAGCAAGTTTGATTTAGCGGGTCAAAAAATTCCACGCAGGCAGGTGGTTGCCAACGTGTGTCAGTGGAAATACCGCAGCAGTGAGTGCAGCTATACCGGGAGCAATTACTTTGATGTAAACGGCAACAGTGTCAGCACTCTGGCTGAGGACGTTTGCGGCAAGCGGATTGCTAGCTGCAAACTGCGGTTTGGCAATAACGGACAGTTGCCGTTTGGATCGTTTCCTGGCGCTGGTTTGACGCAATGATGCAGTTGACTGCAGTGATGCAGGCTCAGATTCTTGAGCACGCTAAAGCTGAGTTTCCGCGTGAGTGCTGTGGCTTGGTTGCTGTTGTCAAAGGCCGTCGGCGGTATTTTCCGTGCCAAAACATCGCTGAAACACCGGATGAGCACTTTGTTCTCAGCGGTTGGAACGAAGTTGAGGACAATGGTGAAATCGTTGCCATCGTCCACAGTCATCCGAAAACCAATCCCGCGCCATCACCGGCTGATCGTGTTGCGTGCGAAAAGTCTGAACTGCCTTGGTTCATTGTCAATCCAAACACTGAGGTTTGGGGCTATTGCGAGCCAGAAGGCTTTGAGCTGCCGTATGTGGGGCGTGAGTTCGTGCATGGCGTGGTGGACTGCTACACCCTGGTGCGGGACTGGTACGCAAGGGAGTACGGCATTCAGTTGCGAGATTATCAACGGCGTGACCAGTGGTGGGATCACGGTGAAAACCTGTATGTAGAAAACTTCAGCCGGGAAGGGTTTCACAAGATCCCAGTTGAGGAGGTGCAACCAGGGGACTTGATTTTGATGAATCTGGTGTCACCCGTGCCAAACCATGCAGCAATCTATGTGGGTGATCAGCAGGTGTTGCATCATGTGCAAGGACGTTTGTCTAGCCGTGATGTTTACGGCGGTTACTATGGGAAGAGCACTGCCTATGCCTTGAGGCATGAAAGTCGTTAAGGTCTACGGCGCTTTACGCAAACGGCTTGGACAATGCCGGTTCGAGTTTGACGTAGCAACACCAGCGCAAGCGATCAAAGCTTTGTGCGTCAACTTTCCGGGTCTTGATAGGTGGCTGATTGATAGTGAGAAAGATGGCGTTGGCTATCGAGTAGCGGTAAGCAAGGAAAAAGCAACTGAGGAGAATGTTGCACCCCTGCTAATGCCTTTTAGCGACGAGGAGGTGTTTAGCATCACGCCAGTTGTGGCTGGTGCGGGAAATGGCACTGGATCGATCTTGTTAGGGGCAGCATTAATTGGTATTTCCCTAGCTTTCCCCGGTGGTGGTTTATTCGGAGGAACAGTTTTTGGATTTTTAGGAGGTCCAGCGGCATCCGCCGCAATGCTGACGACTATTGGCACAGCGATTAGTTATGTAGGGGCATCTCTCGTCTTAAGTGGCATTGCCCAAGCGATTTCACCACAGCCTGAGCCTACAGGCTTAGAGGATGGTCCAGAAGCTGCAAGGCTTGAATCGTTTTCTATTTCGAACGTCGTCAACACAAGCCGACAGGGCTTACCCGTACCGATAGCGTATGGAAGAGTCTTCGTTGGCTCGGCAGTGCTGTCTAGCGGTCTTGATGTTGATCAGAGGAGAGGATGACTGAATCTAAGTACATTGCTGGCGCTGGTGGCGGTGGCGGCAAAGGTGGCGGTGGTGGTGGCAGCAGCCATACACCGACAGAAGAGAACGACACTCTTCAGTCAGTACAGTTTGCCAGTGTCCTTGACTTACTTAGTGAAGGCGAAATTGAAGGCTTAGACGATGGCAATAAAAGTGTTTTTCTTGACAACACACCGATTCAAAACCCTTCAGGCAGAAATAACTATGAAGGTTTTACTGTTGTCACACGCAACGGCACGCAAACTCAGACGCACATCGGCGGAAATTTTGGAGCGATAGAGCGTGAAAACGCTGTAAACGTTGAAGTTGTCAAAGCTACGCCAGTCACAAGAAGCATTACCGATAGCGATGTTGACCGTGTGCGTGTAACTCTGACTATTCCATCACTTCAAAAAGTTGAAGATGACGGTGACATTGTTGGCCATCAGGTAAAAATAAATATACAAGTTCAGTATGATAGCGGCGGTTTTAACACAGTCATTGAGGACACCATAAAAGGCAAAAGCAGAAGCAGTTATCAGCGTGATTACCTGGTCACCCTCAACGGCAGTTTTCCAGTTGATATTCGAGTCAATCGTGTAAGCGAAGACGAGACAAGCACTAGAAGGTCAAGCTCAACTACTTTTCAAAGTTTCACCGAAATTATTGACGAAAAATTTCGCTATCCAAACTCAGCGTTAGTTGGCCTTCGTTTTGACGCACGTCAGTTTAGCAGCATTCCGTCGCGCAAGTATTTGATTCGCGGCATTAAAGTTAAAATCCCAAGTAATGCCAATGTAAGCGATAACCACACTGGAATGCTCACGTATTCGGGCATTTGGGACGGCACGTTTAAGGCTGCCACATGGACAAATGATCCAGCATGGTGTTTATACGATTTGTTGATTAGTGAGCGTTACGGTGCGGGCGTCCCAGAGTCATCGCTCGATAAATATGACTTTTTTGCAATTTCTCAGTATTGCAGCCAGCTTGTTGATAACGGCAAGGGCGGTAAAGAGCCGCGCTTTAGCCTCAACCTACTAATCAACAGTAGAGACGAGGTTTACAACGTTATCCAGCAGATGACAGCTATTTTTCGTGGTATTTCGTACTACGGCGCTGGAACGTTGCAGCTGTTGCAGGACAAGCCAGTTGACGCACAGTATTTGCTTGGTCCTAGCAACGTTGTTGATGGTTTGTTCGAGTATGAAGGCACGTCTCAGAAAGCACGTCATACCGTAGCGGTAGTGGCTTGGCAGTCTTATGACACGCGAGGCGACATTGAATACGAATACGTTGAGGATCATGATGCTGTCGCAAAATACGGAATTATCAAAAAAGAAATCAAAGCGATCGGTTGTTATAGCCAAGGTCAAGCGCATCGCATTGGTAAGTGGACTCTTCTGTCTGAACAAGCGCTAACGGAAACGTGTAATTTTGCTGTTGCGATTGAAAGCGGTATCATCTTGCGTCCTGGAATGGTTGTCGATATTGCAGATCCCATTAAGTCAGGTGTTCGTCGTTCAGGTCGTGTCAAGTCTGCAACTACAACTCAGGTAACGACAGACAGTGACAGTAATCTCAGCGCCACTCTTGCAACAAACAACCCAAAACTGTCTGTTCTGCTGTCAACTGGTCTGGTAGAGCAACGCAATGTCGCCAGCATAACGATTACGGGTGGAACGGCAGTAATTGATGTTGACTCTGCTTTCACTGAAACTCCAGCTGCTGGAGCTGTATTTTTGTTTCAGAACGATGATGTGCAGTCCCAGCAGTTTCGTGTTGCTTCAGTCGCTGAATCAGGCGATGGAATTTACGGAATCAGCTGCATTGCGTACAACAGCTCTATTTACGACGCAGTGGAGCGTGATGTTGCGCTGACAGATCGCAATATCAGTGTTTTAGATGATCCGCCGAGTGCACCATTTAATCTGACTGGCACTGAATTTTTATACCAAGAAGGACAGACCGTTCATGTTGGTTTTAATCTTGGCTGGCAGCATGATCGCGTAAACCTTGACGAGTTTAGGATTAGGTACAAGCTTGATGATGATAATTTTACCGAAACAACAACAACTACGGCAGATCTGACCATACGCAACTTAAGGGCTGGCACCTTAACAGTAGAAATTAGAGCGGCTAGTTTTGCTGGCAAGCTAAGTGAGCCAGCAACTGCAACATTTGTTTTGTTGGGCAAAACTGCTCCGCCAGGCGATGTTCAGAACTTGTCGATTGAACCGATAAGCGCAAATAGCGCAAGACTTCGTTGGGATCAGACGGTTGATCTTGATGTAAAGATTGGTGGTCGTGTAATTATTCGGCACAGCAGCCTTACGGATGGGTCGGGAACGTGGCCTAACTCTGTTGACCTTGTAGATGCGGTTGCAGGCAGCTCGACAGAAGCAGTTGTTCCTTTGGTCGAAGGTGAAATTCTCGTCAAGTTTGAGGACGACACAGGCAACAGATCTGTTAATGCAACCAGTGTTTTGGTCGATTTTCCCGACACGCTTGGGCGCTTGCTGGTGCAGGACAGGCGTGAAGACCAAGACAGCCCACCGTTCCAAGGGACTAAAACTGATTGTTTTTACAGCTCTGACTTCGACGCTTTAATTATTGATGGCGACGCAGATTTTGACTCCATTGCAGATGTCGATGCTGTTACTGAAATTGACGCGCTAGGCAACATCAAGTCTTCAGCTGAGTATCAATTTACGAATACGCTTGATTTGGGCAATGTGTTTTCGCTTGACCTGACCAGGCATCTTGTAACGCGAGCTTTCTTTCCGAACGACACGATTGATCAAAGACAGGCAAATATCGACACATGGAACGATTTTGATGGCCCACAGGCTGATGCAGTAAATGCAAAGCTATACATGCGGAAAACTAATGACAATCCGTCTGGATCGCCTACTTACAGCAGCTGGAAGCAGTTTGTCAGTGGAACGTTTGTAGCCAGAGCGTTCCAGTTCAAGGTTGAGCTGACCAGCAACGACGTATCTCAAAACATCAAAGTGGATGAGCTGGGCTATTTAGCGACATTCCAGCGCAGGCAGGAGAACAGCAACAGCACAGCCGCTTCGGGTACTAGCACCAAGTCAGTCACGTTTGATAAGGCGTTCTTCACTGGTACAGCATCGCTTGGTGGAACGAACGCTTATTTGCCGAGCGTTGGTGTGACGGTGCAGAACCTTGGCGCTGGAGAGCGGGTCAACATCAGTAGTGTTTCTGCCACTGGTTTTAATCTTGACGTGCTGGACTCAAGCGGTAACAACGTCAGTCGCGACTTTACCTACAGTGCGGTTGGCTATGGCAAGAAACAGTAGAGTGGGCACATGTTGTCCGCAGCGGACTGAGTAATGGCCACTCATG